GGGTGTCCGTTGAATAAAAAAGTATTTTCAACTATGTTTAACCCATGCACTCAAAAAAAATGGGAAAATGTGGATTCTAAGTATTTAGATATAATTAAAACTAAAAATAAAAATACTATAATTTAAATAATGATATATTTATAGAAGAATATTAAACAAATATAAGGATTTTATGAAAGCAACTATTATAGGTAGCGATTTATTGGAAAAGAATGGAAATGTTAAGTTTTTAGAAATAAATACAAATACAACCATTTATAATCAAGGTGCCGATTTATTAGACTATACCGCATTATTTGATGTTTTAACATCTAACAATATAAATGAATTTCATTTTATATGGACAGAGGTAGATGCCTATACTCCACTTGTAGAGCCATTTAAATTTAAAGAAATTTTAAAAGAAAAATGTGCTGAAAATAATATAGGATTTACAGAATATCCAGTTCCAGTAAATTCGGTGACAGTTCCTTATATCGAAGATGCACCTAATAAATTTATATTAAGACAATCGTATGATACTACTGCATTGGTAGATGAAACCTATTGTGCTAATAAATTTGAATTCTTCAATTTAATGAGTGGTTCTGCTCACATTCCTGCTACATATTTTAGTGGTGTATCATTGCAAATGGATGAGTTTACTAATTTAGATACATCGATTCCATCTGCACCAAACGTATTAGTTAAGGCAAACGCACCATCGTATGATTTGAATTTATATCCTGCTTTATACAAATTAGATGATATTTCAGAATTAACTGAATTAAAAAATGAATTAGGTTCTGATTATTTAGTTCAAGAATTTGTTTACTCTGATGAAAATATTGTAGATGGTAGATATTCTATTATTCGTAGTATTGATATTATATATGGTTCTGAATTAGATGTGATTAACTTAGGTGGATACAAGCAAAGTACGCTAATTCCAATGAGTTTTACAACTGATGAATTTGTAGCCGATACTAAAAGATTAAATCAAAAAAGTAGAATAAAATATATTTCTAAGCCAATTACAAGAGAATATACTAATGAATACCACACCGATAGTGATTCGGTTATTTTAGATTATACTGGTTCATTGGTGGATGTGGATAATTTAAAATTAGGTGATTATATAAAATCTATAAATTTCCAAGATATACATGGTAACAATGCAGCTGCATTCGACCAAACTCTTTTGGAAACTTATGGTTGGGAAACTACATTACCACAAGCAAATGAAACCCTAACTGCAGAATCATCCAGTTTATCAAATGTATATTCATCATCTATCGATACTATTTATGTAAGAATTACATTAGAAGATGGTAAAACATGGACAGATGCACCATCTTGTACATACTTTATAGAAGAAAACGATTCAGATAAGACTAGATTTGAGAAAGTAAATAATTTAGTTGTGGGTGATAAATTGGTTGTAACTGATTCATCTACAAACCAATTATCTACAATAGCAATTACATCATTAGAAATGGAACATGCTCAAACGACTATTTATAGTTTGGATTTCGAACCATCGGATTTATTTTTAGTAGATGTTGGTGATGGATTATTTAGTGTGATGCACAACACCTGCTGGTGTCCTTGGAACTATTGTGGTTACTTCTGTAACTCATCATATTGTGGCTGTGGTGGTGGTGGATTTGAAAAAGCATAATATTAATAATTAAAAAATATAAAACAACAATGGCAACTATAATCAAAACACATAGACCGGCTTCAGTAATTAAAGCTAACATCTCCCCATTAACAAGTGAGTTAAAAGTAAAACTTGCAAGTGCAATTGGTGAAGTTGTAACTAAAATTAAAGAAAAGCATTTATCTTAATGGCTTCATCTAGATTACATCAATTAAAAATAGTTGATAGTATTCTGGGTGATACCATTGGTTCTATATTATTATCAAAAATAGAAATAGATTATGGTAATATTATTAGAAAACATAGTGATTCTACATTAAAATGTATTGTTTATGATGTAGCAAATTATGTAGAAATGGTATTAAACTCCGATTGGAGTATTTTAAATAAAACCACTATACAAACAATCCAACGATTATGGGGTGAATACATTACAGAATATTGTAATAGTTATTCACCCCATAATTATATTGAAACTAATAAGATTTTATTAGATAGTAGAATTGATAATATTGGATATTATTGGGTTGAATTGAACACCTATCATTCAATTGAAATGATTGCACGTATGAGAAATTGTGGTAGATGTAATTATGATAATACCTTAATAGAGTTACGTGAAAATACTAAAGATTCAAATAGTTCCCATATCGTTATTGTATATAACAAACCATCTGGACTAATAAGACAAATAAAAGGTATAAATAATACAATACCATCGATTACCTATTGGGATGAGATATTCAATTTCTATATGAATACTCCATATAAAATATCAGGTCATAATTACATATCAGAAACCGAAGTAAATTTTAAGCCAGAAATGTTTAGTGAAGAAAAATATGAATTGGTTAAATCTAAAATAGTAAATAAACTATTTTAATATCTAAATTGATATGAATTACAATATAAACACCAATTTTTGTGATAAAACAAAAGCCGATACTATAATTGATTTTTGTATGAAGTATGGTGAACCATTTTCATATAATTTATCTAACTCTTGGGATTGCAGAAGAATCTATGATGATAATTTTAAATTAGAAATAATTGATTTATTAAATAATAAATTTTCAAATAACGAATTTACACTATGGTTTAACTACACAGATTTTAAATTAAAAAATTTTAATATTAGTTTAACCTCTTACTACGATGGTAGATATCTTAATCTACATAAAGATAAAACAAGTGAATTAACTACCGTCATCGTATTATCTGAAGGATTTGATGGTGGTCAATTTGCACTATCTAATAGTAAATCTCCTGCAATTCATTTTGAAAATTTAGATGATATAGAAACGTTTGATTTAAAATTGGGAGATGCAATTTCATTTAATGGAATGCAGACATATCATGGAGTTTTACCAGTAACAAATGGTAAACGATATGCGTTGAACGTATGGATGACTGAAACTGATTTCAATTATCCTAAATTAAAAATTAATAAAACTTTATTATGAGAATTGCAATACTAACAAGTGCACGAAGTGGTTCTACAAGTTTATATCATTTAATCGAAGCCCATTTAAGTAAAAAAAATCACATTTGTATTTCCGAGCCATTCAATAATTATTGGAGAGATAAAATAAGTAAACCAACCTATGATTTAGATTTTTTTGAAAACAAAAAAAATATTTTCATTAAGACTTTTGTTAGTAAAGCTCAAAAACCAAAAAGTTTATTAGATAATGAAGATGTATATTGGGATTGGTTTTTTAATTATTTTGAAAAAATAATTTTATTGGATAGGATAGATAAAGATTCCCAAAGTGAAAGTTTGACATATCATATGAAACAAGATGATATTCATAGTTGGCAGAAAAAACAATTTTACGATTTATCAATAACCACATCAGATGAAATACAAAATAGTAAAAACGTATTGCTAACCGAATCTAATATGATGCATCAGTTTTCCACTAAAGGATATCCGTTGTATTATTTTGAAGATATTTTTATAAAAAAAGATAAAAGTAAAATCATTGATATGTTTGCGTATTTAGATATAGAATTAAACGATTCATTTTATAATGATTATGTATATTCTGATTTATGTAAAATTAGATTGAATGAGGGTGAACCTAAATTCAAAAGTATAATATAAAATCACGGGAGTTAAAACTCCCTTTTTTTATATCCTAATATTTATTACTATACACTAAAATATATAATTATGAAAGATGTTTACAAACAACGAATTGATAATACTATGATATCACTTCAACAAAGAGTTAAAATTGTTCAAGAAATGTTAACAGGACAAAGACCTGCCGATGCACAAATGGCTGAACAATATTTGAAAGAAGTGCAAAAGGGTTTAGAAACTATACAAGAAATAGTAGATTTATCGTAATATGAATTCGTTAAAGTATTTAGTAGGAATATCAGCTTTGATTATAGCAGGATGTGCTGCATACTTTTCAGTAACCGGTTTAGGTGTTCTTTTCGCAGGGGCATCTATACCTGTAATGATTATGGCTGGTTCGTTGGAGTTTGCTAAATTAGTTGCTGCAACCTATCTAAAGCAATCTTGGGATGATATTAAAGGATTTAACAAATGGTATTTAACTATATCAGTTGGAATCCTTATGTTGATTACCTCTGCAGGTATTTTTGGGTATCTTTCGAACGCATTTCAATCTCAATCATTACAATTACAACAAGTAGATAGAGAAGTTTTGGTTTATACTACTAAAATTGAACAAAATACTGCTCAAATTACCCAACTAAACACTCAATTAGGACAATTATCCTCCACTCAATCAACAATTTTGGAAAAGGGTAAGGTAAATTCTCGTTTATTACGTTCAATTGACCAAAAAGATAAGCAAGTTGCTACAATTAATAAGAAAATTACTGATTTGCAAGATGAAAACGCTAAAAATAACGAAAAAATCAACGAAATTAAGGTAAAAAACTTAGGTTTGGAAAAAGAAGTAGGTGGATTTCGATTTATTGCCGAAGTTTTTGGTATGGAATTGAAAAATGTAGTGAAATTCTTCATATTTTTGATTGTAATTGTCTTTGACCCCCTTGCAATTGCTCTAATTATCGCATTTAATGGGTTAATTGGTGATAAAAAGAGAAAACAAAGAGAAATTTTAACCGAAATGATGGAAAATGACCAAAAATTGGGGTTATATGAGGTATATGGCGATATAACGAAACCCGAATCTAACCATTTCCCTGGTCCTGGTCCTTTGGGTCAACAATTGGAGGCACGAGATTACGAATTGGGAATGACTGATGATGAATTAAAGGGAATTGACGTAGAATCCGATGTTTTAGTGGAAAATACTTTACAAAATGATGATTTTAGTGGAAAAAATTTAATAAATGAAGAAGAATCTGATGTTTTAGTAGAAAATACTTTAGAAACTGAAGATTTATTAGAAGAAGCCGATACCGATGGTGATGGAGTTGTTTCTGAAGAAGAACTTAGAAAATGGTATGAGGAAGGTGGGTGGAAATCGCCACATGAGGGTAAAGCATACTACCACCATCCCTGGTTTGATTGGAGTAAGAGAGAACGTTGGATTAACGATAGAAAAGCAATTGATTTTTGGTTAAGTTATCAAGGTGGGACACAAGCAGCGTTAGAAGAGTATAAAAAAACTACCTAAATATTTGGTAATTACAAATAATATTCGTATATTAGCTTTATAAAATGTAAAACTATATATTATGAATTTAGGTTACGCGTGTATCAATATGACATTAGGAGAACAGAATCCTAAGATTACTACTAATCGTGGTATGGTTAAAAAGACCTTTACACAAAAAGGTATTTCATATGCTTCAGAACTAGCATTACAAAATGTACGAGATTTGTTTGAGATTATCAAATGGAACGTAAAATCCAATATTAAAGTATTCCGTATATCATCCGATATTTTCCCGTGGGGTAGTGAATACAATTTAGAAGATTTACCAGATTACACTAAGATTTCAAATATCTTAAAAGGTTGTGGCACGTATGCCAAAGAAAATGGTTTACGGATTACATCCCATCCCGGTCCTTTCAATGTATTAGTTTCACCAAATCCAAAAGTAGTTGAGAATACTATTAAAGATTTAGAGTTACATGGTAAGATATTCGATTTGTTAGGTTTAGACCTATCACCTTACAATAAAATTAATATCCATTGTAATGGTGTTTACGGAGATAAAATCTCTGCGATGGATAGATTCTGTGAGAACTTCAAAAGACTCTCTAATTCGGTTCAAAAACGTTTGACTGTGGAGAATGACGATAAATCATCGATGTATTCTGTAAAAGATTTAATTTATATACATGAGAAAATTGGTATCCCTATTGTTTTTGATTATCACCACCATACGTTTCAGACGGGTGACCTCTCCGAAGAACAGGCCTTATCGTTGGCCGTAAGTACGTGGAAACCAAGCGGTGTTAAACCAATTGTTCACTATTCAGAATCAAAAGCATTACATGAAAATGATTCAAAACTTAAACCACAGGCACATTCCGATTATATCAATTCAGTTCCCAACACATACGGAATCGATGTAGATATTATGATAGAGGCCAAGGCAAAAGAATTAGCAATTTTACCTTTTATTAATTAATATGAAAACTCAAGGAAAACGACCAGAACAAATTAAATATTCAGAAGATGTATCATTCTATGCTAGTATTGGATTGATAATTATGCTGATTGTAATTGCAATGTTTGATTAAAAATAAAATTATGGCAGAATTTAGTAAACAATATTGTGAAATATATGAACCCGAATTGAAATGGGATTTTGATATTGAGCAAATCGCAGAAGATATTCCTAAAGGATATTACAAACCGATTATATGCGAAGGTTTTGGATTTAGTGGAATCGGTGTTAGATTAAATGGGGATATTGAAATTTTAGTTGTAGATAGTAACGATGAACCCAATTTAGTTCAGGTAGATTACAAGCGTTACATTTCATTGCATAAATCAAAAGTAAATGGAAAATAATAAAATAAATTCAGGACATTATTTGGAATTGATGGATAGATTGCATATATTAGCATCTACATTACACGACCATTGTATAAAACATCCACTTGCTGAATACGATGAGGAAATTTATAAAGCATTAGAAATTGCTACGGAAGCAACGTATGAAGCATATCAAATAGTTGGTCATAAAAGTTACGAATATGATGAAGCGAATAACACACATTAGTGATACTCACAATAAACACAAACAATTGACTGGTAAATTACCTGGCGGTGATTTACTAATTCATAGTGGTGATGTATCTTCATTGGGTAGACCGAGAGAAGTTGAATCGTTCATAAAATGGTTTAATGAAATCGATAACTATACTCATAAAGTTTTTATTGCAGGTAATCACGATATGTCTTTTGATTCTGAAATACTGATGCAAAATAAAATTGATTATTTTGATGGTAAACGCTCAGTATGGGAAACCGAAGGTAATGAACATTTCCCTTCAGTAGGTAAACCACAATGGTTAGATATCCTATTGAATTCTGAATTAAATCCTAATGTGTATTATTTAGAAAATTCAGATATTACAATTGATGGGTTAAAGATATGGGGTTCACCCATTACTCCAGCATTTGGATTTGGTTGGGCTTTTAATGCATATCCACATCAAATTAACCAATACTGGCAAACCATACCAAACGATACAGATATTGTTATCACACACGGCCCAATTTATGGTTATTGTGATAGAACCGATAGAGGTGGATTAAACGTAGGATGCGAACAATTATATCATCGATTGGATGAAGTGAAACCTCAATTACATTTTTCAGGTCATATTCACGAGGCATATGGTTATAGACAAACTAAATGGGGATATGCATTTAATGGTTGTACGTGTGATTTGAGTTATGAACCAATAAACAAACCATTGACGTTTGATTATGATTTTTTAAGTAAAGAATTAATAGATTTTATATAATATGAAAGTAGAGTTTAAGGATACCTTTTTTGAAAGTTTAGAAAAGTTGGCTTGGTATGACACCAAGTTATGGAAAGTATGGGAATTTTTTAGAAGAGGATTGCCCACATTTTTTAAAAACATTTATCGTTTCCGCAAGGAGTTATACAATCATCAATGGTGGGATTATCGATATACATTGGAGATATTACATCGTTCATTGGTAATTATGGAAAAGGAAATTTCTGTAAAAGGAATGGAAGAAGATATTAGTAGAAATAAGAAAGTTGCTAAAATGCAACGAGCAATTCAATTATTAAAAAATCGTTTAGATGATAATTACGTTGAACAAGCCGAAGAAAAATTGGGTGAACTACATCAGAGTCCATTTGAATTCGAACTTACTGAAGATGGGTTATACAGATTAAAAGATAATGAAACTAAAGAACAAACTATTCACAATAGAAAAGTATTCAAATTAGCACAAACTATTGATGATAAAGAATGGGAAGAATTGTGGAATATCTTTAAAGGTCAAAACAGAAATCAATATAAAAAATTACTTAAAGAAAAAACACCAGAAGAAATGTTGAAACATAATTTTTGGAATGATTGGTTCGATGGTTCTGATATGAGAGGTTGGTGGGATTAACGAATACAATATGGGAAATATAAATAGCATATCTGATATTTGGGTGGTTCATAAAGGACCGAGAAAAAACTCAAAAATTCAAATTGAAGTATTTAAGAATATGCGGGTTGATGATATATTAGACGCAAAGAAGAGAAAACCGCCGATTCCACATGAAAATGAAATATTGGAAATAGGTGTTGGAAACTTCGAAGAGAAATACAAAAAGAAATACAATTTATGATTATAAGAAAAAAGATAGGAAAACTAAAAGTAAATATAGTTTTAAGATATCAAGGTGATAAAGTGGGAACGGATGATTCCTATGAAAAAACAAAGTGGCAAGAAAAGAAATTAGGTATATGGTGGAAAACTTATAAAGCAGTTGGAACTAAATACAAAGGTAAAAAAATGTTTAAAAGTGAAAATCATAGACCAGGTATTATGATGGGTTTAAATTTAATATGGGCAAACCTTTGGGTTGATATCTCATATGGAGTTTTAACTTTTGATATTAAATAATAAAATGTTTTGGAATTAAGACAAAATCAAATAGACCCAGTTACGATTGGTATCGAATTTTTTAAGATACCTAAAATGGCACCTTCGATTATCGTTGCACCTACTGCATTCGGTAAATCGATTGTTATTGCCCATATAGCAAAGGGTATTGAAGAAAAGGTTTTAGTTCTACAACCATCAAAAGAATTATTAGAACAAAACTATAATAAGTTTGTTTACTTCGGTGGAAAGGCTGCAATATATTCAGCATCAATGGGTAGTAAAGAATTGGGTGATGTGACATATGCAACAATTGGTTCTATCGTATCCATTGGATATAAGTTTAGAGAATTGGGTATTACGAAAGTAATCATCGATGAGTGTGATAGATATCCAAGAGATAAGGGTGGAATGTTGAGAAGATTTTTAGATTCAATGAAGGCAACTCATGTTTTAGGTCTAACCGCAACTCCTCTTAAATTACAATCCAATATGAGTGAAACTGGTCCTTACTCAAAGTTAGTAATGTTGACCAATAAATCTAAACATGGTGTTTTCTTTAAACACATTCTTCACGTTGCACAAATTCAAGATATTGTTAAATTAGGATTTTGGACACCATTGGTATATCAATCTTATGATTTTGATACCGGTGCGTTGATGTTCAATTCATCTGGTGCTGAATATACCAATGATTCTATTGCTCGAGCATATGAGAATCAAAATTTAGAAACAAAGATTGTTAAGAAGATTTACGAAATGCATGATAGAAAATCTATTCTAATTGCAGTCCCAACAATCGAACAAGCAACTAATCTTGCTCGTAAGATTCCATCGGCTGCAGTGGTACATGGAGATACTCCAACTGCAGAACGTAATCGTATTATCGAAGAATTCCGTAATCAACAAATCAGAGTTATTGTTCAGGTAAACGTATTGACGGTTGGATTCGATTATCCAGAATTAGATTGTTTAATCACCGCAAGACCAACTGCATCTATCTCATGGTGGTATCAATTCGTTGGTAGAGGAACTCGTATTCACAATAACAAAAAAGATTGTTTAGTTGTGGATTTTGTGGGTTCTCTTGAACGTTTTGGTAAGGTTGAGGATTTATACTACAAAGAAGATGATGAGGGGACTTGGGAACTCTATGGGGAGAATAAGAAGAAGATTACCGGAATACCTATTCACGAAATAGGATTGCACTTAGAAGGTGGAGTTAATCTTGCCGAACAAAGAAATTCCGAAGGTGAAATTCAAAAGGTTTATATGACCTTTGGTAAATACAAAAATAAACCGGTGGCATCAATCCCACCTTATTATAGAAAATGGTTATTGGATAATATAACGTGGAATCCGTATAATCAGAAAATTAAAGAAGAAATTCTACGTTTAGAACAAATAAAAAAATAAAATTATGAACATTCAACAGATTGCAGCAAAGTACAAGATTTCAGAAAACTTTTTAAATTCAAGAGATGATGGTTTCAACATTTCAATTGAATCAGTTAATGATATTATAGTAGAATTAAAAAAAGGAATGGAAGCCGAAATGACTATAAAGAAATTAGAAAAAATTAGAGATTTTATGTTTGATGTTAGAAACTCCACATTTTAATAAGTTATACCGATGATAAAAAAAGCAGTATATAGTTACAAACTAATTGATGATTATTGGAAAGGTCAATCTGAAACGTTTTATAAACTTGCTAGATTGTCTTTGAAGTTAGCAAAAAGACATTATAAAACTGTCTTATATTGTGATAGGAGAACTGATAGAAATTTCAAAGAACATGATTTGTATTTTGATGAGGTTATCATTTTGAATTCATTAAGAGATGTCAATGAACATACCTACGGATTAGCAAAAATTTATGCTATGATGGAACAGAATGAGCCGTATGTAATGTTGGATTTGGATACTCTTATATTTGAACCAATAATCACACCACATACCATTACTTATGGTTATAAAGAAGGCGAACCAGAAAACATCGCAGGAACTCGATATATCAACAATTATTATTTGAATTCATACGAAGAATTTAAAGATAGAATCGATATACAATTGGATTGGCTTACATTTCCAAATAATAGTTTAGTTGCAGTGAATAATCCATTTATTGTTAAAAAGATGTATGAAAAGATTTTAAGAATAATGAATGGTGATTGGACAAAATCAAGTGTTCAATTTTACGAACAATTCTTATTATACAATTATTTGCATTATTATAAAACTGATATTGGGTTTTTGTATGAATATTCACCTTTTTCGGAACAATTGGAATCATATGATATAAATAATGCGTTAGCAAAGAAGTTTGTTCACTTAGATTTTTACTTTAGACAACCAAAATCTCACATATTAATTGATGAAATTGAGGAACATACTAAAATAATTGTCTAAATTTGTTGGAAATATCACTTATTTTTCGTATATTTAATCAATGAAAACCAAAATATTAACATTACTGATGGTATTGGGAGTGATAACATCAGAAGCAAATCCAAAATATCGAATAGAAACTTGGGTGGATAATGGGGTAAAATATTACTTACCACAAAAAAAAGTATGGTATAGAACAAATTACTTTACTTTACCAATTAAAGTATGGAGAAGTGGAGCATTTCCATTTCAAACTCAATCTCAGGCAGAAGAAATTATCCAAAATTGGAAATCGGATTATCAAGCAAAATTAAATTACAAATATTCTGAATTTATTGAAATCAAATGAAACAATTAATATTATCAATTATATCAGGTGTTTTAATTGGATTTTTAGTTGCAGTAGTGATACCCGCAATGAAATCCCAACCAACTACAATCGAATCACCCCAACATCAAAAAATAGATTCTCTCCAAAGTGTTATATCAAATTTACAAGGAGAAATTATTTTCTTAGAAGATGGGTTTGATAGTAGAGAAAGTAGATATGAAGATATTATTTTTAGATATGAAATGTCATTAGATTATCTTAAATACAATCATCCAAAAGCATACAAAGATTTCATTCGCATCTCACAGATGAAAGAAAACTATGATATAGAATCCGATAGAGAATTTAAAAAACAAACAACTACAAAATTTTAATGAATACAATAGATAAGAAATATCAAGATTTATTACAAGACATTTTAGATAACGGGATTCAGAAAAGTGATAGAACTGGTACTGGTACTATATCGGTATTTGGAAGACAAATCAGACATAAAATGTCACAAGGGTTTCCATTACTTACCACAAAGAAGATGGCGTGGAAAACTATGGTGACGGAACTCTTATGGTTTCTAAGGGGAGATACTAACATCAAATTCTTATTGGATTACGATTGCCACATTTGGACAGGTGATGCTTATAAACGATATGTTGAAGCACATAAAAAGGACTGGAGTGATAAAATGACTCCGGAACAATTAGAAAAATCTTATCCTGATGTTACGGAGTTTGAAAATCTAATTAAGATAGTTCCTGAATTTGCAAAACAATGGGGTCAATTAGGTCCAATTTATGGGGCTCAATGGAGAAGTTGGGAAGGGTTAAACTCAAATACTGACCAAATCCAAACCCTAATTGACGACCTTATAAACAATCCAGACTCAAGACGATTAATGGTTAATGCTTGGAATGTTGGAGAATTAGACCAAATGGTTCTTCCACCTTGTCACTATGGATTTCAAGTATATACAAGAGAGTTGAGTGAGAAAGAACGCTTACAAATACTACTCCCAGATGTGCAAGAGCAAGTGGATGCTTTAGAGGCCTTTTGTTTAACTCTTTTAATGAAAAAAGCTGATGAGAAAAACATTCCAACCAGAGCAATCTCTTTAATGTGGAATCAACGTTCAGTAGATACATTCTTAGGTTTACCATTCAACATTGCATCTTATGGATTGTTATTAGAGATAATTGCTAAAGAAGTAAATATGATACCTGATGAATTAATTGGTAATTTAGGTGATGTTCATTTGTATTCCAATCATATTGAACAAGCTAAGGAACAACTTAGTAGAGAATCATATGATTTACCAAATCTTCTTTTCTTAGATGAGTATCATTATATAAATGATGTTGAATTGGTTGGAGAAATGTCATTTAATGAAAAAATAAATCGATATAGACCTGATTTTTTTAAGGTAGAAAATTATCAATGTCATCCAACAATTAAAGCACCACTTTCAAACTAAGCATAATGGAAAAATCAAAATTGGTAATCAAAGTAAAAGATAAAAATGGCATTGAATATACTAAATTAGTAGAGTATAATTCTTTAATCGATTCTAAAAACAAACGAAAAATTGTCAATAAAGAATTAACTAAATTAATTGAAATCAATAATTTAAAAAAATAAATTTGGAATTATAAATTAATTTTCGTATCTTTACATTATGAAAAAAGAACTTTTAGAGAATGGATATGTTTCATTTGATATAACAAGTGAATATGAGTTAAATTTACTTTCAACTATATATTCAAATTTACCAAATACCGATTTTAACAAATTAGTAGTTTCATATGGTAATGTTGCAAATGATTATCCACTTAACTCATCTACATTAGAAAAATTAAACGAAATTAAAAAAGAGTTAGTTAAAACTGATAATCTAGCACAAATTTGGTTTGCAGCACATGATACTTCAACTGAAACTAATTTATTATTAAAAAGTATTTTTTACAAATTTTACGAATATACTAATGTTAATTTTTTAAACATCTTAACACTATACAACGACGGGTGTTTTATCATACCTCATGAGGATGGTAAAGATCGAGATAGAATACTTGGTATTTTAATTTATTTAAATAAAAATTACGATGAATCAAATGGTGGTAATTTAATTTTAAAAAATGAAACTAAAATTGTACCAGAATATGGTAGAGTGGTTCTGATTGATTATACTCAAAATTCAGTTAATCATGAGGTTACCAAAGTAATAGATGGTGAGAGATATGCAATTTGTGCATTTATACATAAAAAACTATAATACTATAATATATGAAAAAATACAAAGTTATTTTATTAAGTGGTGGGTTTGACCCGATACACAAAGGACATATCGAATGTATCCAACGAGCAAATGAATTAGCAGATGAAGTTTGGGTTGGGTTAAATAACGATAGTTGGTTAAAACGTAAGAAGGGTAAATCCTTTATGGATCAATCCGAACGTAAATTCATTATGGAAAATATTAAAGGAGTTTCATATGTCTATGTGATGAATCCTAAAATTCATAACGATGATACTGCAATTGATTTTATTGATCATGCAAGATTAAAATACATTAAAGAAAATGGTGATTTAC